AAGAGGTAAATATCCTTTTTTTTGATCATCATCATCATTATATTGAATTTTAAATGTAAGTCTTACCATTTGTATAGTAGTATCTTTGTCGGTGGGATCACCTTTTTTACAAATCCCCTGTACATGTATATCTGAAATTGTAACCGGCTTATAATATCCCGGTAATTTACGGAAATCCATTTTTTTAGAATCATTTTTAGAAATTAGATGATATTCGTTGTCCTCCGTAAAATAATATGTAGCATTACGGTATTCGAATTCTACTTCAAAGTATTCATCAAAGATGATTGCCATACAGTAATGATATCTGTATAAGTTACTTATATCATATATTAAATTTTATAATTGTACATAGCGTTTAAATATTAATAACGAACTATATTATATAATTTAATATAACTTGTAGAAAATGTCGATTCGGGAATTCCTACCTATTTCGCCGGCGGTTATTAGTGCGGCGAAAGAAGAGTTAAACAGAAAACACATACTCGCACAGAATGCGAAGGTACATGCCGCAGCCCAAGAACATCAATTAATAATAGCAACACAACGAAATGTAGATCACCTTCAAAAATTTGATAGTAACTTATACAGATATCATTACTGTATGGCAATCATCTTTGATGAATATTACACTGGAAAGTTGGACTACCGTAATGCTACATATTATGTTACCGCCGAAGATTCTGTTACCGCCAAAGAGCAGCCATATCATCTAATTTATAAAAATGATTCTTCTAACAAAATGGATTGCCGTAAATTACCGGCCTATGATTCAAATACAAATTCAATTTTGAATATATATCACTGTATTTATGATCAAAAATATAAAAAAGAAGAAGAAGAAGAAGAAGACGAAAAAAAAATCAAATTCCAACAAATGGAAAAGCCAGAATATAATGATAATAAACTTAAACCGCCATCCAAGGAGGAGGAAGACCGTATAGCCGGTGAGTTAATCGAAAACAAAACGAAAAATACAATACATATCGCGATTATACTCGAGAAAATGATGCAAGGGGAAAGTATTGAAGGCACAGATGAATCCTCAAAAATTAAACCTGTTACAAAAACAGAAGCAATCGATTTGGCGATACACGAACTTAGAAACATTTTAAAAGAGGTAGAGTCAATTTCTAACATTTTTAAGAATGAAGAGTCAATTTATAATAAACAATTTGCATATGATATTTTATCCGATTATATCACTTTAAAGAACAAACAAAATATTGATAATTCTTCTAAAAAAAAGGAAATAGTCGGAGAACTTACACAGTTTGTGGAAAAAGATACTATATTTACTCAAAATACGACGTTCGATGACGACATACTTCAGAACTACTTTTGTCGCGGAATATTTGGTCAGAATATACCAGAGTCGCTACTAAATACTACTATAAATGATACACTAACAGATTATCTATCTAAACCGGACTCTTCTGTACAAAAAATTAAAAAATTATTATCAGGTGATATAACTTCCGAGATGGTACAGGCAATGGACTCATTTTATAAAGAAGTAAAACTCGTATCCAATATAGACAATCAAAATGAACGTAATTCTAAAATGATATATCGATTTTCTTATTTTTTGTATTTAAATAAGAAGCCGGTTTTGTATAATGAGTTTTTCGAGGAGGGTGGACTTAATAAAATCATAACTACTTACTCCAAATTACAGCAACAATTTATAAATGAATTTTCAGAAACATTTTTAGGTGCACTTCGGGTGTATGTTCGTATTAATTCATCCGCACCTCCCGGATTATTACCACCTGGTAAATTGGATTTAGACGCTCGTAAAGATGAGCGAACATCAATTGTAGATTATGGTAAAATGGTCAGTGAGTTGCGTGGGTGCAGTACGATACCAACTTCAACTATACAATATCATCGTGAAAATAATGAATCTTTTGTTAGTCAAACAGATGTGTTTACCAACACATTAACAGATATTGAGAAGTTAATTGGAGAGCAAACGGTTGGTACGGCGGATAATTGGAATAATTGTACTACAGAAAATATGTATAACCAAAAAATAATTGGGACTTGTCAACCTAATTCCGAGACGAAGAAAGTCGGGCCGTTTCAAGAAGTGTATGAAACCATTAACCGACATAAAGATAAGGGTCAAGACGCAAATGCTGAAATGTTTTGGGGAAATAGTTGTCATTTGGTAGAGATTAATCCTGAGAATAATAAAAACACATGCACGCCTGTTATAAAAAATGAACAGACTCCATTTGACAAAATTGAATTTACACCAGATGGAACGATTGCGATTGTATTCAAACAACGCATCGAGGTCGAAAAAATCACTATAAAGTACGTTACTTTAGAAAATACAAGACAGATTATTAAAGATGTTGCAAACCCCCCCTCCCCTGCACGTGAAGAAAGTTATATAACAACATTTAGTAATGAAGGCCCTCGTAGTAACACGCATAGTTGTTTATTACGCACAGTTGGTATTTTTTTACCGTTTATATCGATTATTGATGATGGTAATATTGATTCATTAAAAGGATCAGATTCCCCACCCTCTTTACCAAATTCTAATATTCATGAGCATGATGTAGATGGATATTTAACACGTGGCCATTTTATGTTACAAATAACTCCTGCTGCTGAAGACAAAAAATATTATGCATTTCAAATTCGGCCAAGTAATCATTATATAGAAGAGGAAATTACCTATCTTTGCGAAGAGAAAACGAAAGGTATGAGTGAGATCAACAACTGTGACGTCGCCACATCCACATATCCATTAAAAACTCCATCACAGTTAGTGGGGTATACAGAAGTATTAAATTTAGGTATGAAAGATTTAGTAGATAAATTAGTCGCTGAAAAGGAACCGTCTGGATTTACCTTGTTTGGTTATGGATATTCAGGAACTGGAAAATCGTTCACGTTATTTGGTGATCCGAACCCAGGACTATTTGATAAATTGATGGATATATTTGACTGGTATCTTAAAACGATTGAAAAATTTAATCTACAACCAGATGGGGTCAGTGCCCGAACGGCGTGCAGTCTGTTACAAGCTAAATTTCTATCAAAAGAAGGTATTGAATTACCAACCGGGTTTGACTATAATGCATCTGACACCGACGGTGGTATTGGCAATTTTCAGTTTACCACCCCCGCCGACACCGACTTACTAGAAGAATTAAAAAGCTATAATCCGTATAAAGGAATCACGGTTAATTTTAAGACATTGCAACAGTATATTCGTGAGTTAAAAAACTTAAAACTAACACATAAAGGGAGTAAAGGGAGTAAAGATGATGCCGCCATTCCGTTTGAAAAGATGTTTACTATTAAAACCGTTTTTAAAAAACAGAATGATAAAAATGGGTATTTTTATCCATCAAAAGAAGTACCAACAGACACTGAAGAAAAGTTTATGAATCAGTATGCACCGTATAAAAAAGAACGTACGGAGTTTGATGCGCTTTATACGGAACTTCAAAGGTTAATAGAATTGATTAGTACGTGTTTTTTTCAAATACTTTTTCCGGATAACGAACCGACTAAGCCAGATCTGACGACACAAACACCTGAGAGCATTATTACGGCCTTATGTCGTAACTTTAAAACCACTGGCGAAGCAAAATACAAACCTAATCCTAATACGAAGATTAATGATGCCGCCTTCAAAAAAGCGAGTGACATTCGCGAACTTATTAAACCAATAAAAAAGAAATATATGAATATGAATCGCTTTTTTATATCTATAAATGAGGATCAAATGGCCTCATATGATTTGTTTAGTGGTACACCATTATTTTTAGAAGGGAGTGATGCATCCACACGCTTAAAAGAAATGAAAACCTCAAATAAAATGGGTCATATGGAACTAGTTAAAATTAACACAGACTATAACACAAAATATAAGAATCTCGAAGAGTATTATATACAAAATACGTTTTCAATTGTAAATCCACAAACAAAATTTAATAAAAACCCTACCAATGCAATAAATGCATTGCAACAATATCAAGGACTTACAACAGATTCAAATCGCAGCCTAAACGAAAGATCTATTACAGATTATGAGAGTGATTCTTCTAACAATACCGATAACTATACGCCGGTTTTGGACGAAATATTACTGCCATTTTTAAAAATATATGATGAAATGAAAAATAAGTCGGCTGTGAACATATTCGAATTAGAGACTGCGATGGTTAACTTAAACCGTGAATTAGAAAATCGGAAAAGTGTACTCGACAAAATAAACACATTTCATAATTACGGTTTTCCAAACAATGCCCAGAATACACCCAAGCCCATGCCCCATCATGAAGAATATGAACCCCTACAAACGAATCTCCAAGCCGTATACACGATGCGAATAAAGAAATTTACAGCCAAAACGACGGAAATAACTAATCAAACAAAAAACATAACTACTCGAATTCAGACGTATAAAACCGCAAAACAAGAACATAATCCTAAATTCGGCCCGAAGGATGACCCCCATCTGGAGGATGGTCATTTAACATCTTATGACAAGGACTATAAGCAATATGCACTGTTTATCATCCCGATACCACCATCCGGACAATCCCAAGAACAACTGCATCGAATCATATCGGTACCGGGATTATTACCAACTACCGACACATTAACAAATGATTGGTATTTAAATTATATAGAGGAAAATCGTAAGACGGCTATTACGATAACACACGCTGATTTATTTAAGAAAGGTAACCTTACAATTGAGCCAGATGAACCAGATGAACCACTCACGTTAAAAAAAGATAAAATAACGTATACATTATATGGAACCGTTTTACAAAATTTAAAACCATTAGATGATTCAATTATTCCAGGATTAATATTAACGGCAGTTATATACGACTTATACAAATTATGCCGTCAGCAAGATGAGACCCCTTCTTTTGAACAGCTGACCTTAAATATGGCAGATGAAATGAAATTAGATAAAAATAAACCATTACTTGCGACTACACGGACGGAGTATAAGAAAAACAAAATTGCAACAAATATTGAACTTGTTGCACGCGTGTTAGTACTAGGGCCTGCAGGCCCTAGTACTAACGAGATCGTCCCCACAATTATTCTTGATGAATCGAAAAAGGATGATGTTGTTTGGATAGAAACAAGCTCCCACACGGTATATCAATCTAAAGCTGTAATAAAAACGAATGCTGGAGATTTTTTCAAAGAATATACAGAAGAAGGAAACCCAAACGAATTTTTATATTATAGCGATGGATTCTCGTATAAAGCGACGAAACACCCTACCGCTACAGATTATTATAAAATTGAATTACAATCGATCGAAGAAATTTTCAGCACCACGGTCGGCGATGAGAAGACTCCACACCCATTTTTAAATAACAAACGTCGAATCGAATATACCATGCCATATAAACTGTCCCAACAAAACGCGGCTTTTGGGTCACGATTTGGTTGGAGTGTTCCAAAATTCAGCATAGAAGGTCAGATTGGTACTGACGACCCTCAAAAAATGAAAGAGATACTAAAACATTTAATTATAAGTCATCTCCCACATGATGCTAAAGGCCACGTTGCCATAAGTGAAATTGAAAAGAATTCTGAAAAATTGTTGTTTACGAAATATGTAAGCGAGCTTCCCCCCTCAAAAGATAATGAAATCTCCCCAGATATCATCGCTGAAGACATAAACACTGTTTTCAAAAACGATAAACCGACTACAAATGTAAACTTTAAGAAAATGTTTCGAAGTACATATATGCATCCTCTTCTGTTTTCAAAAGCGTATTTTGGGAAAAAAGTGGGCAACGCTTTTAAGATAAAATACAGCCATTATGATTCGCCAGCGAGAGACGGAGGCGCAGGAGGCGAAGGCGGCGAAGCAGGTGAAGGAGGCGATGAGGCTAAACAATTGGGCATTACTGCGGAGCTATTTTGGCAACGGATTAAAAATATAATAACCATTATATCAGCCAAAGAGTTTGGAGGTTTTAGATCAGGGGCTATTCAAGCCGAAAACAGTATATGTCATTTATTTTTAAAAATAATATTGTCTCGGTCTAATCTAGATGTGCCAACCCCTGAAAAAATTGCTCAATGGGAATGGTTGGTTAAGTTCACTGCCCCCGTCGTCCCCGTCTCCGGCCCGAGCCTTGGCGGTACTTTGAAGGGGGATAGGGCGGCGGCGAAGGCGGCGAAGGCGGCGGCGAAGGCGGCGAAGAAGGCGCCAAAGGATCCCGTCCCGGTGACGGCTGCCGACGCTGACGCGAATCCAAGTAAAACTCACAACACTCCAAGTGACACGAGTCCGAGTGAAGCTCAGAGTGAATATCTTGACAAACTTGTCGAGGACAAAGGCGATGATTATTTAAAAAATCAGTTTTATATGGATTACGATAAAGAAGAATATCTCGTCCGTGTACCAGGTGAGATACATCACTTTATACAAAAGCATTATGAATACCTTACAAAAAAATTAGAAAAATATGCGACAACACTGTCTCATATAAAAGGTAAGGTTGACACATATGATAAATATAAGAAAGCCAACGACGACGAACGAAGTAAAAGCACATCAAATGCAATTACTGCTCCGTTTTATCATGATTATATTCAAGCTCAATTCAAGCTTGGTTTGAATCAAAATGTAAATGGAACCGACAAAGAAAAGTATGATTTTATATATTCAATGCAAGAAGTATTTAATGATACAACTCTTGCTAAACTATATAATAATAATAACCAACCGGGTATAGATGAAGATGATTTATATAAACGTACAACTGTTATAGATGATTTCTTTAGTGGTGAGAAACAGGAAGCAGTAGCAACAAGAGGTAACCTAAAAAAGACCATCATCGACAACTCGCAGCACATTACGAGCTTAAAAACTCAAAAAAATGAAAATATTTTTGTTAAATTATTATTAGATGAGATTGCCGAAATTGAAAAAGTAAATGATAAAAATACAGAGACTTTTGACAAATATTATCAACAAAAGGATAATATAAAAAAGAATCTCGAAAGTAATTACGCCAACTTAAGTGCAATACAACAAAACCTCCCAGAACAAAAGCATGTTTATAACCGCCCGTCGATAGTACTCAAGGACGAAGAGTCAGGCGGACGAACACAAGGATTTATACAAACCGCGATTCGATATTTATTATCACCAATTGGTGGGAATACTTCTACTAACCAAATTATTATCAAATTTGATACGATTTTTGATTTATATGGTGAAATAGCTCTCGCCGAACAAAAAATAGGCGGTAGACCTGGCTGTAATCATCGTATTTTACAATACGGTATTAAAGACGAGCACCACAAGAATCCCCAAGCATGTTTTAATTACAAGAATGACCTGTGTATTGATAATAAGAGTAACAGTATTAACGGTTCATTAACGGCGAGTGATATTAGTCAAAATAAAATAAAAGAAGGATTTGAAGAGATTCAACTTGAATCATCCGATCAACAAAAATATATTGATGGTTTCAAATCCACAAAGGATATTCCTATATTTGCGAAAATTATGGCTCAAATTGAAACTGCACGCATTCGTACAGGTATGGTCAAATCAACTCCAAATAATATTCGTAGTAGCCGTGGTCATTTATTTATGATTTTTAAAGTTACACGTATTTCCGCCGGTCACGCATATAGTAAATATATGACAATTATTGATATGGCAGGTATTGAAAATCCGTATGATATTTCACAAAAAGTTGGATACGACCATGAAGTTGGAAAAAAAGACACCCTCTTTAAAGATTTAAATAAAAATACAGCTGCCCAGAAATTAATGTATACTGCGCCTGACTCTTTAATACCGGATTCAGTTACCGCGTGGAATATTTATCCTTCTTCGTTACAAAATTATAAAACTAATTTAATAAAGATAGACGGTTATGATTTTGACGAAAAGACTGCTACCACGTATTGTGAGTATGAACAATATTTTTTAGCGCATCCTATTCGAGCAAACTATCCTCAAAATAAACAAGATGAACCAAGTTCATATCTTGATCTATTAACACTTGGATATTCCTATGAAGAAACGGTTGACAAAGGAACGATGATTATGCCTCCTATTTTACAGAGTGGTGAAGGTGCACGGACTGAACTCGCGAAGTTTATGGAAGTCAACACCTTACACAATATAAGAAATGCGGTGGATTTTAATGCATTTGATAATAAGATAACCGACTATACGGATGTAAAAAAATATTATTTTGCTAATACAAAATACCCTCACCTCCAAGATGAAATTCTTGAGGATGATACGAGTGGTAGTTCTGAAAAGAAGAATCTCTCCAGTTATAAAGAATTTATAGATGTATTAAAAACGATTAAACCAGACGCCTCGAACCTGAAGGAAGAAGACGTTGCAAAATGGTATGTAAGTTTTAAAAGACGACAATTACTTCAATGGATTGCAGATAATAATAAAACGAATCAAAATTCTGATATAACTGTATATACAGGTAAATTATGTTCATTTATAGAAAAGTATAATAATATTTTTACAATTAAAGAAAATAAAATATCTCCTCTTGCCCTTACTGCCATTACTGCCAGTAATAATAAGACCCATGAAAATATCAAAACAATATACAACAATTTAGATCAAACAACTTTTCGAGTGATGAAAGAAGGGTTTTATATCAATCAAACAATTACGGATTTAGTACAGTATTTCAAATATAATAAAGTCGCTAAAGAAAGAGGTGAGTGTACGGATTCCTCCAAAGTTGGATTTTTTAATGTTGATAAATTTTGTGAGGGGTTTCATGAAGTTAAATATAAAGGTGTAATAACTGAAAAAGCTGATTTACAATTATATACTAAAAAAGAAATATGTGAAATATTATTAGGTGAATCATTTGTTGATGATGATGGAACATATCTAAAACAATGGAAAAAGACTTTGAATCCAATCAAAGAGACAAATATAGGAGACTTAAAATTAAAAAATAAAGAAGGGCAACGCGTGTTAGTACTAGGGCCTGCAGGCCCTAGTACAGGCTCTAGTACTAACAGTGGTTGGTTAGAAATCGAACACACGTATTATGTTGAAAGTTTAAAGAAGTTTAGTATTATCTCAGACGAATCTGAATCTGAATCTGAATCTGAATCTGAATCTGAAAAGAAATATGTTATGTTTCGGCCAGTACATCGACCCTATGGTTTTTTTATATTTGAAATACCAAATGATAAAGTACCTCCGTTTTTTTTGAATATGAATATAAACGAAAAAAACATAATCACCACCCCTCATTCTTCTCAAAACTTAAAATTTAAAAACGGAGCAGAAGCAGGAGCAGAAGTAGAAGAGATACCTGATATAATAAGATTTTCATTTCAAATAAAGTATAACGAGATTCATCCAGACTTATGTAAAAAAGGATATTTACCTACAACCATGTTTGATAAGAACGAGGAACCAAAATTAATATCCTCCGATCTCGCACTCCAGACCTCTAATCCATCCGTAACAAAAAAAAGTAGTGCACCTCAACTTATTACAAATAATGACGAGAATACTTCAAATGATTATTTCGATCAAAACGGTGTAATTGATAAGTCACAATCCTTAGTTGAGCTTAAAACGGAATTTATTGAAATAAATACATATACCGACGATGATATTACTACAGCTATATTTGACGAAATGGATGAGAAGACCTTTTTTCTCGGTCATACAGATGAAGAGAAGAATAAAACACATATGAAACAAATTATTACGGAACTTGTTCAACATAAACATAAACATATAAATAAAGAGAATATTAAAACTGCATGTAAATTTAAGGACGAAGAGTACTTTGATACGTTATGGACAAAAATTCAAAATATTAGATATAAAATTCGAGCGTCTAATAACATTCAAACTGCTTCACGAACCGGCTTAATTTCAATTATGGATTATCTAAAATATTATAAAAATGAAGGAACAAATAAATACGTTATGATGTGTTTGACACATCCTCGTCTTAAAAATCCATACTGCGAAGGTGTATGCAAAGGTTTAGAATTTGCACAAGAAGTTGCCGCATCTGTAAATTCAGAAGCAGGTGTTTGGATTTGTGAGCAAGCATTAATGGCCACTGGAATCGATGATGATAAATATGAAGTAGTACCTGCCGCCCCGTCGAAGGGAGGTTATAACCACCCATCTAAAAAAAACACACAAAAACGTCGGCGTGTAGTTAATCAACAAAAATACAGTCAACGTTCTTCGACTATACGTTTAAAATAATAATTTTAATATATTTAAACGCTAAAAAATGATGCGATTGTTAATCAAAATTTAATTACTAATATAATAATATATATCATAATAATTAGTTCAAGAATCAAAATGGTTTTAATAGCGTTTTCTAAAACGAATGTATACAAGTGTTCTAATATACAAAAATTCAATGAGATTATTCAAAAAAAAAAAAAAAAATGCGGATGCGATAAATGTACAATGTTATTATAACAATAAACTTGGACATGTAGTCGCGCCTAACAATACGGAGGCGTTAGACAACCAAAACCAATTGGTATTTGTAACGGATGAGCGAAAGTCTCTCACTCCCTCCGACACAATTTATGTTGAAATGGTTTCAAAATCAAAAATGCAAATGAATGTGTTTTCGGAGGAATTAAAAACAGCCGATGGTAAAACAAGAACAGACTATGAAAGTATAGAACAATATGTAAAAGATGATCTTCTTGCCAGTATTCCTCAATTGCATTATTTTACAGAGAGAGTCCCGGTATTAATACAAAAATGTACAACTTTAAATTCAGAATATATTCTAAAACATAAGGAATTAACGCAAACCTCCGAGCATTATGTATCACGAGCTCAAAAATATGTTGCAATGATGGTCGATTATATGGAAGTCATGCGAAATTTATCGGATACAATATTAACAGGTATAAATGGGTCTGGTGCAGGGACGGGCTCAACTGTCGATATTATAAATGAAGATATGCTGCTTGATAAAAAAATAGAGAATCAACAAATATTTGATGAATATGCGACAATCATATCTGATTTAAAAAAAACCCAATCATTTTTAGAAGAACAAATTTTTGAAAATGAGAGCGAAGAATTAAACACAATGTTTTCTTTAAATAAACAAATTGAAAAATCAATGGACTCTCAACAAGAGCAATTAACAATAAATATGAGGAACGAGATTAACTCTGATTTCGAATTAGTAAATCAGCCAATTAAGAATGAGGATGATTATATAAAAACACTTTTGCCAAAAGTTAAAAAAAGAATTGCTAAGAAATATGATCCACTTCTTGATCCATTTAATACATATAAATTTCTCGAGGACGAGCATAATATATCGGAAGAGGACTTAAAACATCTTTTTATGAACTATAATCAAAATATAGATTCTAACACGATATGTAGTAAGTCTGATGATTTAGATTTATGTCTGCAACGTATGCATTCTATTCGACGAATATCTGATGTATGGATGCAAGAATACGATACATATTTAAAAGATTTTAAGCATTACAATGAAGCGAAAGATTATGCTGCTGCAGAATTAAACGGTACTAACGATCCTCCCACCTACGAGATACCTAAACCACCATACAAAAGTATAATAACATGTTTAGCACCAATGTTAAAAATAAAATTGGTAATGCAAAGAACAAAATCCGAGTTTAAAATTGAACCATATCCGAATTTGAAACAACAAAAACAAGAACGAGAAAATAAACACCAAACGAGCATACCTTCGAAAATTACATATTTTCTTAATATATATGAATGGGATGCGGTAACTGATACGATTGATTCCAACAAAAAAGAGGTAATTTGTTTACCATTTTTAAACCAGAATGCAACTACATTGCAAATCGAAAATAATGTTCCTATATCAGGTTTTCAATTTCCACTAAAAACCAAAATGGCAACGACAATACCAACTAATAATAATAATGATACAGAAGGCGAACTCACGTACCCAAAAGATACTTTTCTTAAAAATATTATTGTAAAGGGTACGACATATACTTTAAATACAAAGACGGATGTATATGAACACGATAATAAGATATTAAAATGGAATGATTTATTAGAGTCTAAAGCCACAACGAGTACCCCTTTTGAATTTGAGTCATCAAAAATATTATATCCAGCAAGACCACACATGTATGTAGTCGAAGCATTTTCAAAAGCGTATTATAATTTTAATCAAAAAGAGGGACAGACGCACAATACTAACTACTCATTAGACACGGGACTAAAGGAGGGCATGCAGTATGACTTGCAAAATTCATGTATACCTATTACGGCGACAAAAAAACAAGAGAATTCTACTCGCGCAGACTATCTAATAACATCTATTTCTGGTTTAGATTTAAGTTCTAAACTAGAACTAGGGGCTGACAATAAGAGAACTATATTCGTTAATGATAATAATAGCCTTTTTGAAATAACGAATATAAACTCAGACACATTTACATTAAGAAATGAAAATGAAACAACGAGTCCTTTTCCAGACGACATAACAAAAATATCTTATAGTGGACAAATATCATATAAAGATTTTATGAGGTCATATAAATTTGAATATGCTCCATTAAGCGAACCACACAATACACAATTTATACTTGAAATTGATTCAAAATCAAAACATACTCTTACAAAAAAAGAGGATGCAATGAATTTATAATTGCAAGTCAAATTGAATCTCATCATCATCGTCGTCTGAAGATGACATATTACTCATCATTTCCTCATCATTATCCTCATCGTCATCATAATTTTCATGATCTTCTTCATCACCCTTCCATTCTTTTTCATTTACAACATGTTTATCTGTTTCATACCGTTGTTTCCAACTTTCAACATGCATAGCCCACGTTTGAGCTGGATTTCGATTCGACCATGTTTTTTGGATATCAATATAGGCAGCTTCATCAAATTGTAATTGGACAATACCTGTACCACACGGAGCGGCTTGACCAAGCATAATATTTGAAGATACGCCAATCATATTATCGACTTCTGCAAAGACCGCGGCATGATACAATTGTTTATCCGTTTCTTCAAATGAGCATTTTGCAAGTGGCCCTGCTTCAGTACGTTTCATACCATTACGATCAACCGATAAGATATGTATTCCGGCACACGTCATATAATCTGCAAGTAACATAATATGACGAATACTGATTGAACTTCCAGAATCTAAAATAACCCCATATATTTCATCAATAATGGCTTGTCTCGCGGCTTCAATTCCAAATACCTCAAATATTTCTGAAATATGATTAGATGTTGTTCGGGTTGGATCGAGCAATGGGTGGATCATTAAATGAGACAGTACGTTATCTGCTGCCGCCTTATTATTTGTACTACAGCTTTGAATTGTCCATTGAGTCTGTTGCTCTTTATCTATTAAAGACGTTTTTATTGTAACTTCTTCCGGATCAGAGATATGCCGTAATCCAAGCATACCTTGCAATACAACGGTTCGTAAAGTATTCTCCATCATTTTTAATAAATAATAATCATCCATTTGATCGGTCTTCGATTTCTTTTTATCATCATATGTAACAAACAATCTTAAACGGCAATGACCTGAAAGAGTAAACAGATTTTCAGAATCATGCTCAATTTGAATATCTGGACTATACAAATGGCGTAATTCTTCAACGATATCAATTAATTCAATTTGATGTTCATACAATTTCATCCTTGAAATTTCTAATTGCATATACCATCCTTTTTCTTGGCATTGACTTCTATAAATGGATGTTTCAACTAAAAGTTCACTTAGTGTTGTCAATTGAAGCATTGTTTTTGCTTTTATACCATCCTCTTCCGTTTTAACGTATTCCGGATTCAAATAAAGTGTAACGGTTGGTGTTTTTGGATTTTTGGTTGCAATTAATAATTCGGTCAAACGGGGAACGCCGCGTGTAATTTTTGATTTTGATCCAACACCTGCATAGTGAAATGTATTGAGTGTCATTTGAGTTGCCGGTTCACCTATACTTTGAGCAGCAATAACTCCGACCATTTCTCCATGATTTACTTTCGCTTTTTGAAAACGACGAGCCACCAGAGTTGTAAATGCTTTGAATCGGACACGTGTCATTTTGGAAAGGTTCTTCTCTGCTAACACATGCCCATATACAAGTACTTTTAATATACCATTTGATCCGCCATTACACTGTAATTCTGTCTCAAATAATACATTCAACTGTTCAATAATATATTCGGGTGAAATATCGTCTTTTTCTTTCGAATAATTGTCAGAAGTAAATATAGTATTTAAGGTTCGAACAATATGAATTGGATAATTTATTTGATCATCGTTTTTATCTAAGACACCATTGCATACAAAATCCAAATAATAATTTACAATTGGAAATGAATTTATATCATTTTTTTCACGACCATGCTGTTCTTCATTATAAATATATTTTTTAAATAATTGTTTTGGAAGAGTATTGTACTGCATTTGCAGTATATTTGTATCACATTGATTTAACGCTGTATAAAATGGAAGCGTTTGCGATTCTAATGCACAATTGTCCATGCCATCTTCTGAAAATAAGAATTGAACAATTTGACGTGTATTGGTTCGAACCGTCTGATCAAATTCACTACGTAAATCTTCGAGTGATTTAATTAAACGCCGTTGAATGTAACCCGTACTTGCCGTTTTTACAGCCGTGTCAATTAAACCTTCTCTTCCGCCCATTGCATGAAAGAAAAATTCTTGTGGATTTAATCCATCCAAAAACGAGTTTGTTACATACCCATGAGCTTGTACACCAATATCATATTTACAAAAATGTGGAAGAGTACGATTCGGTAAACCATTGCAAATTCGTTTACCTTCAACTTCTTGTTGTCCAAGACACCCCATAATTTGTCGAATATTAATTGTATTTCCTTTACTTCCAGAATCTACTAAATCGTTAATACGACAATGTGAGGCGGGTATAGCAGTTGTCTCTTTTATAATACGAGAAATCGTATCGTTACACGTAACACCAAGTGCTCGAACCGCATTTTCTAATTCTGGCTCGGTAAAATCAGATTCAGTTGAATTGTGTTCATGTATACGTTTTAGTATAGTATCATATCCCCGAATACATTTTTCCTTTGCAAGGGAAATATTATTATGAGCTTCTTCATTTAATTTTAAATCACTCATTCCGACTGAAAATCCATGTTTATGCATGTATGCTGTAATCATTCCCCGACAATCGTCCAACATACGTTGCGCGGCCCGTGGACAATCGTCTTTAAATATAACATGAATCAGTCCTGTTGATTTTGCACCAAATGTCGGTTTCTTTAAAACTTTATTTCGATATTCGGATGTTATAACCGAAGGCAATAAGTAATCGATTGCTTGCTTACCCGTAACAAATTGCCTCGGATATGTTTTACAATAACTGGTTGACATTAATGCATTACCAAATTCACGTGGTGTAAATATCACTTTATTTGCATTTAGATTGTTTGTCATTAAATATGCACCAATCATTGTATCTTGGACGGGAGTTACACACGGCCGAGATTCACCTGGCCCAATCAATTGAGTATATACAGCGGTCAATTGTTCCAATTCATTTGCACTTTCAATTGATTGCGGAACATGCATATTCATTTCATCACCATCAAAATCGGCATTATAGGGTGTAGTGACATCCACATTTAATCGGAATGTTTTTCCAGTTTCAATTTTTTTAACACTATGACACATCATCGACATTCGATGCAATGAAGGTTGACGATTAAAAAGAACTTTATCTCCATCTTTTAGATGTCGATGTACAATATCTCCATATCGAAGCTCGTCCGCTTTAATCACACGATCTTTAATCAATTTAAAATATTTTAAAGATATTTTTTTCCCATTTACTTTTTCAATAATTTTTGAACCGTTTTCACCGTCGATTCCAGTGCGAATTGCTTCACGAAGTATCTCAATATTTGTATGATTTACGCGTTCAGGTACCGTTAAATCTCTACAAATTTGGGCAGGTACACCTAGTTGATTTAAATGTAAAATTGGATCAGGTGTAATTACAGATCTTGCCGAAAAATCAACACGTTTTCCCATTAAATTTCCACGAATACGACCTTCTTTCGTCTTTAATCGTTGTCGAATGGCCTTTAATGTTCGACCCGTACGTTGCTGTGCTGGATTTAAACCACATTCGTTATCAATAAATGTTGCAATATGATATTGTAAAATATATCTCCAACTTTCAATCATTTTAACATTTTTTTCACCTGTTGTATTCATTTTTGATTTAAGCATCTCATTACATTTTGTAATATCCACAAGTTTATGGGTTAAATCGTCCTCTTGTCTTTGATTCCCATCCTGTTTTACCGATGGACGAACACACGGTGGACAAACGGGAAGTACTGTACAAATCATCCATTCTGGCCGTGAATATTTTGGATGAAATCCAAGTAACGTACAATCTTCGTCTGATAATCGTCTAAACAACATTAAAGCATAATCTGGAGTAATTAACACTTTTGAGGGTTGATCTTCTTGTGTAGGTGCTGATTTTTTCTCTGTCAATATCCATTCTGCAAAAACTTGCAAATCTTCTTTCACATAATTATATTTTGTAGGTTGACGAGCATCGCACGCTCTACACGTTTTACAAGAATCACTTTTTATAAGTTTTTGCATTGCTTGAAAACGGGATGATCCATTCTCCATGACATTTATTGCATTTATTTGACGGACATGAGCACCTTCTTTATCTACTAAAATATTACCACACCGAAAACAAATCATTTGTAATACACGTTTTACCCAATCCATAAATTGAACATAAAATACAGGAATTGCTAATTCAATATGTCCAAAATAACCTGGAGAAATATTTTTATCAAGCTGATCTGTTGTACATATCGTATCTCCACCACCCATTTTCGTATCAAATAATCCTCCTGCACATGGTGTATTACCACCATCATATAATTGACTACGAGTGATTTCAACAACAGACCGCATTTTTATCTCTTCTGGACTCATTAACGAAAACTGTACTTGCGTCACACATTCTATATCTGCAGAATAAGATGTATTACACATATCATCACGATACGATGACATATCTCTATCGTATTGATTTGAGAAATGTATCTTAATTACATAATATTAACTACTGTTCTTATGTACTTTTTATTTTTTTATTTTTTTTTTAAAAATAAGGTTGAATCAGATTTGGTGATGGTAAAATAATAATATAATAATCAATTATTAAGGGGTAACTGAAAATAGAATGAGGAGTCGATGGATAATTGTTTTTGCCATATTTATTTGGTTATTTTATGATTGTATTAAACCCTATATTAATCCAACAAATTGGAGCTTTCAAACACAACTAAAAATTAAATGTATTGTCGCAATCTGTGTATGTTTGATTATATGGCGATTACCATCTCTTGATGTATTTTTACAAAATAATGAAACACTAACCACCTATTTACGTACTATTCTACAATCTCCAACAGATTTTGTATCTGATACTAACCAACGTGTACAGAGCGGAATTTCACTCGCTGATGAAAAGATGCCGTTATCTATGTACACCGTCTCCTCTACTTATAATAATAACAATACGAATACGAATACTAATACTAATACTAATAACAATAACGAGAAAACAAAATATTCAATTAAATGGTAAGTAAAACACGACACGCGTGTAATTAATCTTCGCCACCATATATGAAAGAAAACAATTTGACGTATTTGCTCGTTTACGAATTACGAATAAAGTGTAATACGAATACCAAAACGATATGACTTTTTTTTCTCCTTTAATAACATAATAAACATCATACAACTTTAAATTATCATATGACTTTAATTCCTCAAGGTAAAACAATTGCACTTTTCTCTGCAAAATGGTGCTCACACTGTAAAAACATGAAATCAGAATGGAATTCTTTTAAATCAAAATTGGAAGAGTCTCGGAAAGATGTCACCGTTGTGACAATTGATTCTGAAGAATTAAAAAAATCTGAATTATCCGTGAATGGGTTTCCAACAATTTATGCTTTCAATAATGGAGAGAAGGTTGACGAATTTGAAAACAGTCGAACGGCATCTAATTTCATGAAATTTACAAATCAAGTATTTCCGAATCAATCCGGTGGTGGTAGAAATACTAAAAAAAGTAAACGTCAACAAAAATTACGTCGTAATAAAGTAAATAGTAAAAAAAAACAACAATGTCGTAACAAATCACGAATGAGAGGAGGTGGCTATGGTGCTCCCGTAGATGCACCATCAACCATTCAGCCGTCTTTACAATGGAATAGTCCACACACAAAAGTACCCCCTCCTGCATATAACGGTGGATTGTATGGTGGAGAACCGTTTGCCGGGCCGTGGGGTACTGTACCCGTACCTGCAACAACAAGTTATCATATAAATAAGAATTTAGTATCTGCAGAACCACCCCCATTGGCTACAACACATTATCCCGGAACAGAAAGACTTGGAAATAATTATACAGGTATGCCAGGTATAAATTGGTATGCAAAAGACGGACTCGGGCCGTATAATATGCAATGTGTTACGGGTAATCAACACTCTGGTGGAGGAGGTTCTTCACAAACCTTAAATACTCTAATTAAAAATGCAGAACATATTTCTAAGAATTTGGACAAAACGAGTGTCTCCAATTTTTCTCGGCGGAATAAGAAGCAGTCTGGTGGCGGCCGCTGACCAACTTCATCTACAGTACAGGAAGAATACCCTCTTTAAACAATAAAATAATAAATAAATAACAAATAAATACTACACTTGTATTTGCATGATATATCTCTTAAAATATTATAAATATTAGATATTGAAAATAATACGAACCACATGTCGTATTTACTCCTCGGAAGAAGAGGTCGTTGAAGAATTCATCTCAGACGGTATAACATTTTGACGACATTCTGGACATTGCTGATGATCATTTAACCATTGTTCTATACATGCTGCATGAAAAACATGACCGCATCGCTTTATTTTGCGATATGAAAGATCGGTCGTAAGTGATTCTCTACAAATAGAACATATTTTCACATGGTCTTCTACATTTTCGTCATTAAATGTACATATTTCAGTACAGTTACTTAACTGTGAAGTCGGTATACCTTCTGGTTCTCTCCTCTCTCTAGATGTTGTGTTTAATAAATCTGCAGCAGAAATATCAAATGATAAACCAAACCCGGCAGGGGTTGATGACGGTGTAGATAAATTATTTTGAATTAAAGAACTTAATATACTTACAAATGGAGATGTACTTGTATAACTTCTTCTAGATGAAGAAGAAGATTCTCGATCTTGTTCTTCCGTTTCAGTATTATTAGTTGAGGTTGATGTGGATACTCTATTCGGGGGTGTTGTTGTATTTTGAGTATTTCTTGGAGCTGTGGTTCCACCTGAAAGTGTTTCAATATTTACGGTTGCAAATTCAATTGGATGTATATGATTACGTATAGATTCAATATTTGTTGAAGATGCCGGACGCGAAGAAGGGGGTGAAGAAGACGGTGGTGTCGAAGAAGAAGGAGGGGAAGAAGAATTGAGATGATTATTTTTTGTTTGTTGTGATTTATGTGATGAACATTTATACCGGTTACGATTTAAATTAACCTTCCGTCTTCTCAAAAACGGACAATGTTTTAAAGGACATTGTGGACGTGAAAAATAGTAAGGTGTTATAAAAGGAACTTGTTGATGTTGATATAGAGGAGGCTGATAATATGGTTGCTGCTGATAATATGGTTGCTGCTGATAATATGGTTGCTGCTGATAATATGGTTGCTGCTGATAATATGAAGTTTGTTGCTGATATGGTTGCTGATAATATGCCGTTTGTTGCGGATATAGCGACTGATAATACTGTGAAGGATTAATATTTGAAAATGAATGTTGCATTACCTCGAAAAAGGGTATTAAATTTTTAAAATCAATTATAAAAATATAGATAAAATAAATTAATAGGGTGAACCGCACTTTTTGCCGAGATTAATCATATTAAAAATTATGTTTATTATTATTAAAATACATTTTAGAAAATATATATATATATATATATACAAATTATGGATCCATCTGTTTGGGGGCCATCAACTTGGTTTATAATGCATTCAATTGCATTGAATTATCCGGAATCACCTTCATATGTTCAGCAACGTAATCATCATGACTTTTATCATTCTTTAAGAAATGTTCTTCCGTGTGAAATATGTAGAGAACATTTTACTGAACTTTTAAAAACATATCCGATTGGCCCATCTTTAAATAATCGTACCGAATTAATAAAATGGGTAAATTTATTACACAATAAAGTCAATTTAAGATATGGAAAACCAGAAGTATCTACGGATGAAATGTATGATTTATATAATAATATATACTCTCGTGGCTCCTTTTGCGAAAAAATGAAAATAGAAGAAAAACCGACTACTCCCACGAATACCACCATTCACCCCCCGCCAAAACAATCAAACCAAAAATTATCTTCAAAAAAAATATTATATATCGGGTTAATCATTTTACTATGTGTTTTAATTTTAATAATTGCAATTAAATTTATATTTTATAAAAGTAATAATTCCAGTAAATAAAATATCAATCGCCACAACTCACAAAAAACACTTAACGACGATTAAGGTGTGAACCGTGCACTATAATATTTTTTGTCTTTATTAATAGTAATACTAAACAAACATAAGTAATGACTCTATTAAATCATATTATTGATTTGATAGGACACTTAATATGTAGTGTTGCAATTTGTTACTTAATGATACCAACTGCTAGTTTATGGATATTAATGCTATTTTCATCAACTGTTGGAGCTTTACGCGAACATATTCAAATACTAAGAGGTCATCAACAAAAATCATGGGAGCAATATGTCGATACATTACATTGGTCAATTGGTTCTTTAATTTATTATTATATACGTGAAAAAGGAATTATAAATCCGGATATACCACTTGATTTTTCAAACTAATAATCAAATGGACATGTTATGTAAGCTTAACCAAAGGTATTTTCTCCACTATATGTTATATATAAAAAATCATCTTCATCTTTATATTCATCGTATATTAAAGCGATAGAAGATGATGTTGGTGGTAATACGTTTTTAACATAAATAAATATCGCTTGATCGGCTTCTAATTTAATACGTTTTCGAATAACATATATAAATTGACCAACGGTAAGCTCTGATGGAACTAAAAACTTATTTTTGTCAATAGTTGGTAAATTTTGATCTTTTTTATTTGCTTTCTCAACAATGATAGGCAATCGCCCAGGATATTTTATTTTTAATGAATTTGCAGTTATTTTCCTTTTTTCAATTATATTTTGTTTTTGAAATATCATTTTATTGTATTTATTTTTATATGTTTGGCTAATATTTATATTTTATTATTACTTTACTTGTTTTTTTTATTATTTGTTGGTAATGCCCCCAACATATTTTGAGCATTCGAATCTCCAAAATAATCCTTAAATGTATCTAACATTTCTTTACCTTGCGTGACAATTGGTGCAAGATTTTTAACAGTACTCATCAATGATTTCTGAGTTTGAATTAATTCTTTTGTATCAGTTGTCATGTTTTCAATTTGATTTGGAGAAAGCGATTTATATGTATTCATAAAGGTTTGAAACGCATCTACTCGTGGTTCTTTATTTTGAGTTTTATTGTTTTTATTACTTTTATTTTTAAAAGTGTCATCGTCATCGGCATCATCATCAGCATCCTCATCATCCTCATCATCATCATCATCATCCTCATCCTCATCATCATCATCATCATCATCATCCTTTTTATCATTTTCCGACGAGTTGGGTTCAAACCGTTCTACATTTTGTTGACTTTGACTTGTTGTTAATGGAATTGTTACAATTGTTGTTGTTATAATACTTAAAATGACACAATGGGTATAATTTATATTTTTAACGAAAAAGTATAATACAACAAGAATTACGACAAAAATTAAAACAGATTGCAATTTACGAGTAAACAACTGTGCAAGTATATATATTACAGTTAAAACAGATGCACATAATAGATCATTATTATATAAATCGCTTTCGAGATCGAGAAATACCATAATTAAAAACTTATTGTTGTATTTTACAAAATACATAATAAATTAATTTTGAAATATTTTATGAAAATTAATTATTCTAATCCCACAAATCATTTATTTTACTACTTGCCATATTAATTACTTCTCTAAATAATTTTTTTTCTTCAGTTGTCCACCACTTCATACCATTTTTTGTATATAATTTATTAATTTGATGTGATCCATAATTAAATCTAAACTCACGTGAATTATGGTAATCAATGTATTGATACGCGTTGCGATTTTGTGTACGTATGGCATCATGCCACTCCGACGTGAGAGGCAATTCAAATCCACCTTCGGCTGAATAATTTGTGGTCATTTCATCTAGAATAGTATTTTTTGATGATAACTCAATGACTCGTTTAATAATCGCATCTTTGCATGATTCATCGAATGCATTTACCTCCACCGTTATATCATTATCAAGAATAATAGTATTTGCAATCATTTATTTTTCTTTTCTTTTCTTTTCTTTTCTTTTCTTTTCTTTTCTTTTCTTTTCTTTTCTTCCAATTTAACTTTAATTAGTAATTATAATGTAACACCGGTTTATTGATTGGAACCACAGATGCGGGATGTTGTAATACGTACTGTGTATGCGAACCGTTTACATCCGGGTTTCTCGTAGAAAGAGTACCAAGTGCATCATTTACATGGACAGTTGGTAATCCGCTATAAACACCTACCTCTGGTCGAGTAATTGGTTCAATTTGAGTTGTATTATTATTATGAGTTGTATAAAATCTATAATCAACCAGTGTATTTTGTGGATTATATTGCCATGTATGAAGAGATTTTTTATTTGGTGAAGGGCCTATAATTTGATGCGTGCGACAATCTTTATTATCCCAATCTGCTAACGTAAAACCATCATCGCCCCATTGATAATTGCTAAATTCTTCTTCATTGTCATTTCCACATGTATCACATTTTACATAATATTTATTATATACGGCAATAACGATTAAAAGAATAAGTAATATTACAAAGAAATATGCAACCCCACTACATACGGAATAAAGACCACCTGAAGGAGTTGAAGAGCATTTGACAATAAGACATATTATCAAACAACATAATATAACAAGGGAAGCAATTGGTAACCAATTGTCCATTGAAACACTAACAGAGACTGTCGTATCATCGTTATTTGGAGATTGTAGTTGATCGAATAAAGACGACATCAAAATAAAGAAGTAGTAAATGTATTTACCAATACAAAAGAAAATTGTTAAAGAGTTGTTTATTAAAAATTAAAATGAATTTTGATAAAAATTGGTTTCAAAGATTTTTTGGATTTGATGAAAGCATTGTTGATCGAAAAGATATTTCAAATTATTGCAAAAATAAAAACACAGGGATATTTTATGAAATTAATAAATCAAAAATACCAATTGAATTTTTAGAAAAGAATAGATGTACAACAAATATTGTCGTGTACATGTGTAAAGAGATCGAAACAAATAATATTTGCTTTTTTTCCTTAAATTCAAAGCAAACGTTTGATTTTTATATTATAAGAAACGTTTCGTACGGTATTGAAATCCAACAACAAAATAGTGACATATGGACACCTGCATTACCGTCACATGAAGAAGCATATCATACTTATTCTGCATATACAAAATTAAATTCAAAACATTCAAAACGACATTCTCCTTTTTTTTCAAAAAAATACTATCAAGTTGTTCTTTTTCTTTCAAAACATAAATCGCTTTCCGTTGAGCATAAGATATCATATGATATTATTTATGAACAGTATGAAGCAGTACACACACGAGACGAAAAGGCAATGTTTCAAGCATCTTCTTTATTTAATTATTTACAAGCTCCAAACGAAACAACATATCCAAGTGATGGAATTCGTAATTATATTTGTAATCCAACCGATCAAGGTACAAATTGTGCACTTGTGTCTCCACATGCGACATTATTTCGAAATTGGCTTATAAATTCAGATGATCAACAAAAAAATGGATTAGCAAATGTAATTCACACAAATAAATTATACAAATATATTACAATTAATAATGGATATGCCTCCTTAACTTCATATGCAAAACAAAATATTGCGCATGGTTATGGTATTTCTCCAGGTCATATTGTAAATACATATTCATACACATTGCATGAAATAATTGAAAATACGTTATGCATTGGTATAACGAAAAACCCTGTCGAATTAAAATGCCATCCATTTATTCAAAATGAGAATATTATAGAACCTAATCAATCTGAAAATATTGCTAAAAATATTGAGGTTATAACCGCATGGTGTTCTTGTTTTCCATTGCAATCACAAAATACGGATACCGAGAAAAAAGCATTAGCGCCTTTAATTAAAGCTATTTTATTTGCAACATACTATTTAACGTTACATACAGCAGTATATCATCCATTCGTGCAAGTTGTATATTTAACAAATATTGGTAAAAAACATAATATTCCAATCGATTGGGTGATGGATGCAATACAATATGCCCTCTATTCGTTCCGTTTTGCGCCATTAAAAATTGTTATACTTCATGATTACGAATTTGATACTACACTACAACAAATTAAAATTCCTTTTTTTTAATTAAATTTTTTAACCAAATGTATTCTCACCAGTATATGTTACATACAGAAATCCATCTTCATTTTTATATTCATTATAAAGAGCAGAAATTATATTAGATGTTGGGGCAAGTGTACTATCTGCTAAAAACATGTACAATGCTTGGGACGAATCTAATACAATACGTTTTCGAACGACATATATAAATTGTCCAAGTGTTAACGTTGGTGGTACTAAAAATTTACGTCTATCAAGTGTCGGCAATTGTTTATCGCTTTCATTTCTTTCACAAATTACCGGAATTAAATGCGGAAATTTTGTTAATATTCTGGACGATTCTGCACATCTTTTTTCAAATGTTAATTCCTTTTGATATATCGGCATTTTATACTTACTTATTATAAAAAAAAAATAACATGAGAAAAAGTATGATTTATGTTAGATGATTTGTTAGATGATTTATGTTAGTATATCTGAATTATTATTAGTACTAAAAACGTACTTCAACTTCAATGTTGAAGTTATTAATTACTGTTATTAATTACTGTAAGCCAAACCGCCCATACCAGACATGATACGGAGAACGTTGTAATTCGTGGCATATACGCGGACACATGAACCAGCAGATGCAACCGAGTTGGCAGTGAGAGTAAGCTGTAGAGTAGCATTGTCAATACGAGACATATTGCATGTGCCAGACGGCTGATGTTCTTCGGGTTTGAGTCCGAAAGAATAAACATTAATTCCGGTCGGTGGGACATTCGTATGATGCTGGTAAGGTTGGACAAGGTTAAAGTAGCGACCTTCGCGTTCAGAGAAACGATCGTGACCATTGAGCTGGAGTTTGGCAGTTGCTACAGGGTTATGGCCTGGATCGAAGAGTGGGAGTGGACTATCACATCCCTGCATCCCAGAAGGATTAACAACATTCGCAAGGTTCTTAGAACCAACATCAGCCGTACCTTTGCCCACACCAGCAGCACCGCCAACACCAGACGGAGCAACACCATTGCTAGAAGCATCACAGCATCCAGCATCTGTAAACTCGCCGGGGTGACCGTTAGTCTGACCAAAGAGTGGAAGAGAAGCCTGGTTCCACATCTGAGCGGCACTGGCGCCACCCATGCCACCACCAAGTGGGTCAGATGGAGTGCCCGTGTAGTAAGTCGGATCAACCCGATCAGTGTAATTGAACCACTGCTTGCCACCGAAGTTAGCAGTTGAAGAGGCATCACGATTGGCCTGTGGTTGAACAACCCAGATAAGTTCCTTGCATGGGTGGTTAAAGTTCAATTTGATCTTATTACACTGAGAAACAACCGTTTCTTCACCGGTGTACTGGAGCTGTTCGATAAGGTATTCGTGAGAAACCTGTGCAAAACGGCGTCTTTCGTCGGTGTCCAAATAGATATAGTCAACATAGAGGGAGGCAGATTTAAGTGGCGGAACTGCACAACAGGTACTTTCACCGCAAGACCAATAGCAATCTTTCTGCTCACGGAACTGAAGGTTAATCTTAACTTCGTGGTACTGGAGAGCAATCAATGGAAGAGCAAGACCAGGGTTGCGACAGAACCAAAATTCAAGAGGAATGAAAAGAGTAGTGGCCGGGCAAGTCGCGCCGCCAGGGTTTGTATCACCACCACCACTGTAAACCTGGGTCAATGCAGGAACGTTACCAACCATGTTGGCATAGCCGGAGGCATGCCCAGACGTTTGGGTCAGTTCATTCCAGATATGAAGCCAATCGCCATAATGACGATCAATTCGCTGACCACCAATTTCGACATCGACATGCTGAATGAGAACATGCCCAATCCAGTTGAGCCAGCGGAAACGTTCATTGCTATTCGGTGTAACATCAGGAAGAGTAACCTGAAGGTAGACACGGTACATTAAGTCACCGTTACGTGAAATAGTGCACGTGACTTTCTTGCCAAAGTCAGCACTGCCATTGAACGTCTGTTCAATAGATTCCATACTAAAGTTAGTATGTCTGCGATAAACGACCTTAAAAAAGGTGATTTGTGGATTTCCAGTTAAGTAAATATCTTGTGCGCCATAGGCTACTAATTGCATAAGTCCTCCTCCCATTTTAAATGATGTTAATTAAATTTGTCGAAATAGATGTTATATATCTTAGTACTAGAAAAAAAAATCGAGGAAACGCAATTGAAAATATTTGTACGCATATACAAAACGGATTTCATACCATATTTTACTGAAAAAAAGATACTATTCAAAATGAACAAATTAACACATTATAAATTAAACACTTATGATTTGTAGATACAGAACCGTTTCAATTTAAACGCACTTATATTTTGTAAAATACGGCACTTTACTAAATATGTTAACAAACTGTGGTTGGAAGTTATTACATATGTTAAAAAAGTAGCGTTAAAAACTGAAAAATATTAAAATTTGTTACAATTACCTTGATAGTTTATCGACAACTGAAATAAACGGTTGTATGATCATGTTTTTTCTTACATACATCGTATTCTAATTTAAGTTGTGGTGGGTAAAAGCTCCAACACTCATCCGCATCTCGGTAGATACTAATGTATTTTAACATATCCCCCTGAAGACGATATGTTTCATACTTACATACAGTTCCGTAGCAGTGTTTCGGAAGGTAATTTGTTTTGGGTAACTCCATATCCACCTCCAAAATCTATCGCATTGGGGTCACATTGAATAAATGGAGTCCGTCTAGTAAAGGTAATTGGACAAATGGTCAAAACAGAGTTGCCGGAACCACTTTTGACGAAACAATTTAAACTCGATACTGTCACTAGCCATTGAATAATACCCATCTATGTCCCATCGATAAACGTAGACATGGTAATTAAAATAACCAGGATACCCTTGACTGACCCTGTCATCGTATGGTATGTACATCGCCTCCCGTAGACAGGTAGGGCTGAACCGATTTGATATTGTGGGTGTGTTGTTAGCGTCAGTGATCTTAGTAATGGGGTCATGATAATTAATTAATAAGGTAACCTCCGGCAAGATATTCCCGCGATTATTTGTTAAACATATTCACATTTTTAAGGATGTGCGTTACATTAAAATTATTGTAAAATTTGTGTACAATTCAAATTATAATAATTATCACGTTATACAACAAACAGAATAAAAATTAATTATTTTATTCAATAATTTCATGTTATTATCAGGTGCAATATTTTCAAAACCATTAACTTGGGCGTTTATTCTCTACATTTGTATCATGAGTATTTTTTTGATTATTAAACCATCTTTTATGTACGATCATGACAATAAAGAATACAAAAAAACATTCGAGGAAACACAATTTCCGATTTGGCTATTATGCATTGTAATCGGTATTCTTAGTTACAGCTTATCATGTATTTGTTTTATGTTTTTTGTATCATCTCAAAAAAATAATCAAAATTTACAAATAATTCCACAACAAGCCACAATACCCCCACGAACGTCAATACCACAAACATCAATGCCACAACAAGAGGTAAACTCGTTTCATCAACAACAACATTTTCTACCACAAATACCTTTACAAAATACATCAACCGTCCAATCCCAACATTCTAATATATTATCATCGTATCCTCAACATGTTTCAAAAATCCCGGATTCAAAACTATGGCAAGCCGCAATGAAATAAACTTTACTACTTATAATTTCATATTTATTTGTTTTTGTGTATAATTATTTTATAGTTATTTTAAAATATGTTTATAATATTATTACAATATATTGTGTACATACATTATGGCGACTATTAACACCGAAGACGACACCGTTGAATACACTTTTGTCCGAAACGCAGTATATCTCGTTATTTTTTATTTGATTATTGGGTTCAATTATGTCGGCGAAACATTAGGGTGTTCCATTCAGCGCGCATTTCAGCAAAACTTGGTATTTAAGCACGCCGTGAACTTCGTCGGTCTATTCGCCTTCGCCACCGTGACAGGATACCGACAGAACCCGTGGAAGACATTGGCGCAGACTGTCCCACTCTACATGCTGTTCTTATTGAGTACACGCACCTCTTTCTTTAGCATCACGATATTCTTACTAATCCTCTTCGGCATGTATCTCATCGATTTGCATAAAAACTATTTTTATAGAAATGAAGAGAATGGCATCGTCGATCATGTAAAGTACACTCGTCTCACCCATGTTCAACTTGGATTACTCATTATTACCAGTGTCGTCGCGATGGTCGGTTGCTACAACTATTACACATTGAAGCGGATTGAGTATACCGACTCATGGGATTGGTCAAAATTCATATGGGGCGTGCAACAATGTAAAAAACTAGTTTAATTCACGGTCAGTCCACACCACCCTTCCAGTAGCATTCGTCGCCGCACATCTACTGACCCGCTGACGATGTCACATACGGCCTTTGCTGTATCTTGAAGTCTCTCATTAACCCACAAACATCTCGATCGCTGAACTTAATATTGCATTATTATGTTTTTGGTCGACAAGTAGCTCTTATGGATAATACTCGCGTGTAGTTTTTTTTTTTTCTGTCGGAAGGGACGTCTAATCGAATATTTACGATCACTTCAATTAAGTTTGGTGACTCGGCCCCAATAATAGCAATGTCAAATCTAGAGATGTTTTGCAAAGCAAATAATATCAAGGCAAAATAATAGGACATGGGGCGGCAAACTCTTTTGCAAACGACGGACAATTCGTGATATTTCCACCCACACCCTCTCATCGCGCTCCTCATACTTGCCGCAACGCATGGCACAAATATTGATCATTATTACGTACTCATTCTATATTTATTTCTGACAAAACCACCTTCCGCCGAACTGGATTTATATATTTTTCAGACCCTACATGCAAAATTGAAACCTCACCAAATGTGATCGCATACCGTGTAAACGACATTTATAATAAATGTATAAATATAAATAATTTAATCCCCCCCCCCAAAAAAAATATTTAATTATTTATATTTATAATTAACCCGCCAACCTTACGTATGACAAACAGTACTACTGATGATGAAAAATGGAATACTACATTTCAAAATATAACAGAAATGAAATGGAATGAAATGTATTCAACTGCAGTAGATATATGGAATTCATTAGAAAATATTCAGAAAGATGAAAAGAATTCAAATCAAGGTGAAAGCCAACTATGCCCTATGCATCCGTATATGTTTTTTCAACTCTCAAGTGTAAGAGGATTTAATAATCTAAATGGATACACCTATACCGAATATGTTTCTAAATGGAATGAAAGACGAACATAATTCAAAAATTGGTTCGGATTTCGTCTTTATATATCAATCCCAAATATAACATGGGAAATAATTCAAAATACTCCAGATAACATGGAATATTATACAAAATCATTTTGATAAACGATTGGAATTGGTGTGAGCATGCAATCCAAATAACAACATGGGAAATAATTCAAAATAATCCTGACCTTAAAAAACGACAAATTATAATTTGATTTCTCACATTTCATATTTTAAAAAAATAAAAAAAAAGTGGATCCCTTATCCCAAAAATAAACATATTTGAATTGTATCATGTATAATAATGGATGATAAAATCATACGACAAACACTCCAAACATCTTTACAATTAAAACCACAGTACTGGTCTCGAAAAAAACAGGAAGAAACAATTTCAGAATATATTTCAAAAAAATATAATTGGAAACTTTGTGGAAAAATATGGATTCAACATGATACACAAAATATTCCATATATATTAGAATGTGCATTGATTCACTATCACGTTCCAATTATACATGAATTATTAAAAGGGAATCATATTAAAACAATTTGGGAATCAAACATATGGAATAATAGAAAGCACACTCGACTTTTTTTTACAAATAAAGATGGATTTATGAAACGAACGATGATTACTCAATTACAAAATATTCCAATTGCATATGTTACAACTATTGCTTTGAATGAAATGATTTTTGCAAGACAAGATAAGTTAATCATTGCATATATCAAATTATTTAACAATTTAAAACAATGTGTTCCATATTCAATTATCAAAAAATTGATAATTCATGGCTTAAAAGCGCCTCTTATATATTGGCGTAAGAATTGTTTGCAGTATAATTCACTTTTATATTTTCAGGAGCATCATCCGCAAGGTTTTTATATACGTGAATGGTTTCTTTTATTTTACGTTTCATTTGATACTTATATTCGAAAAAATAAACAGCCGTCATTATACCGTATTATAAATACGATATTATTGGAAGCAATAATTAGTATCATTAAAAGAGAAACGTGTACTATGAAAACGTCTCGATGTCAATTTCCATGGAATATATTATGTATTCAAACAAAAAATGAGATATCATTTTTTAATATTATAATTGCAATGGATTCAATGTATTGGTTACTTTTTATATTGAAAAGAATGGAACATGAACTATTAATGAACACATATTCAAATTCACAATACAATTTTACTTTTACGGCAGGACATCTTACGAGCATTTCCGACACGAATGATACGAATGATTGTATTATTTTTAATGGTTCAACTTTCAATACTCAAATATATAATATATTACATGACACCGTCGTTTCCAAAAAGGGGATATCTGGAATATTTAAAGTAATAGAGTCATATTGTATTACAAATGATGGATGGTCATTACTTGCAAATGCAGTTCGTTGGGGGTCATCGCCTATTGTAAAGTGGTTACTCGCCCATAGTACAAATTGTGAATTGTATGCTTACAGTTATAATTTGTCTAAAACACATAATTTACTTAGTTTGGCAATGTATAATAACAATATTGAAATGTTAAATACAGTTTTAAATCATGCACCATTCTCTCAATTACAGAAGGATTTATCTCATAACGTCGATGATATTGTATATGGAGCATTTCGAAATCCAAAATGTATTATTCCAAAATTCAAAATGTTGTTGAATAAAAAAAATCCATCGTTTTATTTTGTAAAAAGTAAAGGTCAATTGATATATTCGTTTCTTTCATTTGCAATGGATGATCGCAATTTAATGTATTTTTTATCAAATCAATTATTATCAATACCGGTCGTGTTTAGTTCCGAATATGCATATGATTATATTTTATACACATTTGATTCCGCCTCAATGTATGATTATGAAACATTTTTAAATGTATTAATAGATGATTATCATATGCGAAATTTACCTATTTTATTTATGTTACTTTTACAATCCGGAAAACATGACTTTGCCGAATGTATTCAAAACCATCCGATCTTTTTATCCGAAATTAAATCCGCGCCAGACACATATCGAAAAAAGTTTTTGGAATATACAATCCAATTACCGATCGATGTACATATTGAAAAATGGTTTTCAATTATGCGTAATGAATGGTGCTGGGTACTTTCAAAAACAAGATGGTTCGCATTTAATGACGCAAATGATATATGGTGGAGAATTGCATTATCATATGGAATCAAAATGCACTTTTTCCCATTCGTATCTGAAAATGTAATAGTTGAATATTCTGAAGTATGGAAGTTACATAAAGCATTTGAATGTCTAAGCCAAAAATTAAAGCAGCAATATAAAGTACGTAAATATACGAGACAATTTCGATTTGTATTGTTCGAATTGATATGCCGTCCCGAAAAAAGTAAATTATTTCAATCACTCTTTCCTTTCTGCAAAGCCTGTGCCGAATCGACGATGGTGGATTCAAACAAATTATCAAATAGACCCTTACGACTCATTTGAGCAGCAGTGCGAAACAACAAAGCAATCATATTATATTAAGGGTTTATACGAGCAACACGTCACAATGCTAGCCTGTCCGGCGGTCGCCGATGAGATTTAGAACGAACGATTTCTCTATCCACCGGGACGTTTGCATAAGCACCGCTCATCGATATTTAGGGTCTCGCTTGAGAGGCAGTCCTCTAATGGTTTTATCACTAATAAACACTTACTTTTTAGCCCATTTACAGGGTCAGTACAGCCGTCTTCAATGATTTTCATTGTTTTATTTGACACATCAGACTCTCTGCATCGTGCTCTGAAATTCTCGAATCGGGTGCGTGTATCTTCGTACGAGTATGTTGTTTTTTTATGCAACATATCATTTACGCAACAATGCAGTTTATATACCCATCTCGAAAGGGTCTCGCGATTTTGAAAGACATGAGGGCCATATTTTGTACACTCTAAATTCGCTGTTAAATTCGTACGACACTTGCCACACGGTAGAATGTGTTTTAACGAATTAAAAAAAGTCATATACTGTCGTTTTTGTATTGCACGTGGATTACATGGATAGTTAAACGAAATCATATGTAATACAAACCACATACTCGGCCCCCAGATCGATGTCATAAATCCATTATTACTATAAAAATCGGATTCATTAAACTGTCCAACCGTTGAAATATTTTTGTTTTTTTTACGAGTGAACGGTCTCATTTGTTATTATATAAAAACAATATTTTTATCTTGCAGAATTGTATGGGTTGGAAGTATCGAACCTTTGCGTTTTAAAGATAGTATTTTATTTTCGCGATATGTATTTACAAGTAGAAGTACGTCTGCGACAGTACATCCTCCATTTTTGGATTGGATTTGATAGTCTAATTTATATTGGTTATCTTTTATAAATCCACTATATATAATTGGTGGTAAATGTTGTAATGTTATTGTAATATAAGAAGTTGAGTGTGCCATTCCCATAATAATAAATATTCAGTATTTATTGTAATACTAAATATAAATAAATATAAATAAATAGAACGAGAAAGACATCATATAGACAACGACATGCAAGATCAAGATTGGAAATCTATTACATGGACAAAACAAACTGAACAACAACAAAAAAAACAACAACACAAAAGTAACAATACGGCTGTAAGATTACATAAATTAGAAAATAATACGGGAGAATGTTCGTCAGCATCTAATAAAAAAACAAATAGTCGAGAATTTGCAAAACAATTACAAAGTGCCCGTTTAAATAAAAAATGGACACAAATAACTCTTGCTCAAAAAATCAACGAGAAAGTAGGTAATATTAATAATTACGAATCTGGAAATACAATGCCATCTTCTTCAACAATTAATAAGTTAAGTAAAGTATTAGATATACAATTTAAATTTAAATTAAATAAATAAATAAATATATCACTTCTTTTTTTTTTTGTTAGACAATACTACTTTTTTTGAAATGTGTCGTTTAGATTTGCGCAAAGGAAGCTCTTTCTTATTTCTATTTGATTTTCGTACAGGACGATCATCTCTCCAATATATTCCAAAACATTGTTGATAATAATTATCATTCGTATTTGTAATAATATCATTAAAAGATATTGGTACTGTCTTTCCAACTAGAGCATCAAATTTTACCCATTGTTTATCTGTTTTTTTTACATATGCAATAAAATGACCGGAATTCATACTAAATTGGTTTTCGCTTTCTTCTCCATCACTTTCATTTTCAGCTTGTAGGTTACCGGCAAATAAATCTTTCTGTGATAGTTTTTGTATATTATTGGTACCAACAATTAAACTTACTAATTTATAATTGTGGTGTGTACCCGATAAAACGGTTTGATCCTTTTCACGACGTTTTATTGTCTTCGTTTTTTTCCCTTTTTTATGTTTTGTGATCGTATATTGCCCGGGGGTATATTCTGGATAAATAAGATGGTGTGATAATTCAGATTGATTACTTATTTCCGGTAAACTTTTGCATTTTAAAGGGGCTGACTTTCCAGAACAGTTTGATAAAATAACGGTATCTATAAATATATCTAAAATTGTTTGCGGATTACCATAATCACCCTCTGGTTGCAATAGTCCCGGCGACATTTTGTCTACTATTTTATACATTTTATTATATGTTTTTGTGTTCCATTTTGGGCTATTATTATATGAAACTGTTTTTAAAAGTTTTATAATTTTATTGTGTGTAATTTTATCAGACAGAGTTAATCGTGTATTGGGTTTGTTTTCACAAACAGAAGTATATTTATCACATAATGCCCATATCTCCGGATGAGCAACGGTTACGTACATTACAGTATTTAACCAACAATGATTGACACCATTATCAGCGTTTTTGATTTTTAATGGATTCATTGTTTTTGTATGCCATGGAAAACTACGGCCTGAAGACACGATTTGATCATCTTTATCATCGTCATCCGTTTCATTATCTTCAATAAATTGTTTGACGGGGGTACTGGGCCTGACGGTGGCACACATCTTACACATAGATGCAGAGAGATTGTCGTTCACGAAAGTGCACGTTGGACAGGCCCATGGGGACACTGTCTGGGACACATGTGGGACTGTAATGTGGGGTTTGGATGCGTCGCACATTTTGCAATTGGAGACATGAGCGGCGTTCGCAAAGGTGCACACCTGACAGTTCCACGTCTCTCCGAATCGATTATCATCTTCATCTTCCCATTCATCTTCATCTTCATCTTCATCTTCATCTTCATCTTCCCAATCTGTATTTAATCCTTCATTATAATCATCCGAGTCATCCGAGTTATCCGAGTCATCTGAAAAAAGTACAAATGTGTTCTGATCTGCTGACATTATTAATATAATATACGATATAAATTTAGAAATCAATCTACTGTTTTGTGTTTTGTGGAGCCCTTAATGCGGGAACCGGGTGTCCGGCACTAATGTTTTCATCAAAAACAAATTCATCTAAATCATTTCGTCGATTTTGTCGAGAATTCTGTCGTTTTGGTGGCATAATATTTAAATAGAGTTTTTTTGGAGGAGGTATATAATATTATTTGTTCTGGGGGAGATAATATTAGATTTTAAATAAATTTTTTTATGTTTTGTTTTCATTTTTTAAATGAAAACAGATATAATTTCGAGTAATAACGTGTCATATGGATCTTACAGATCATACGGATCATATGATGCTATAACACCCTCCCACTCCGTACTCAAAATATTATTTATTATAGTTTATAGTTTGGTTGGTACTAGTATATTATTGGCAAGCTTTTCGTATATTATACAGTATATTACTCGTATTCAAACAATTGTTCGAGAATATTTACTTCGATTATACATCTTACCGTTTTTAATTTTGGGTATTTCATCAATTTCAGTTGTAGTACCTCGTATATATTTTATGGGAATGACATCAATTTCGGTTTTATATTATGCATGGTATGTTTTAACACTTGGCTTTATTCATCTCGAAATGTATGGTGTAAATGAATTTCCAACAACTGTTACAAATGTTCGAGCCTACGGAAATCGACCAATGCGAATGTATTATACAGATCATATGCTAACTTACATTGCTCAACTAATTCCGTGGTCATTTTTATCTATATTTTTATGGATAACAATCGCCATCAGTTCAATTCATGATATATCCATACTCAGCATTAGTTGGTTACTTTGGATAATAACCACTTTCACAGCACTTCGAACATTTATTGCATTACATTATATTTTAAATGTGCGGCAACTCACAGAACAACCAAATACAACTCCAGCCCTATATTTGTGTAAATTATTTTATATGGTTATTTTGATGTTTTTGTATGATATATCATTTGGTATGTTTGAAATGACACAAAACAATCCAATATGGTGGCATAATCATTTGCATTTAATGATTCATTTATTATTTGTATGCTTTTCATATTGTATGTGGAAAAAACTGGTTAAAGAATGTACAACCGGAACGTTATTGAATACTCGACCAACTCATCCAAAAAATATATGTAAATTATTCTTAATATCTATACATCCACTCCGAAGTTATTCTCATCATAAAATGTATCAATCATCTTTGCACGTAAGTCCTCGAGACCAAATCGACTCATCTGACTTACAAGCGGAATATAATGCATTATAGTCGTTGATACGGAGTTATTGTTATTGTTGTTGTTGTTTTAATGCAATATCAAAATCACTTAACGGATGTTTTTTAGACATTGGAACTGGAGATGGGGAAAAAGTGGGTGAAAAAGATTTGGAGTTAGGACTACTTACCGTTATTGGTTTATTCTTTTTTTCAATAAATTTAATAAATTTTTTAATAATATATGCAAATGCCGTAATAGATGTTGTACTAATTATAATTATTTCTAACATTCTTAACACTTATTAATAATTAATTTAATTTAATTTAATTTAATATTTTAATTTCGCCATTATATACTTTTAATAAATTCCCACCGTAATTCATTACATATTTTTTCCCATATTTTGTCTTGGTGGTGTAATTTTTCGCGCGATTTTAATAATTGAAAGCAATGTAAAAAATCATCTAATCCTAATAATTCACAAAATTTATGTAATACATAAGAGTAACTTAAAAAGTTTTTTCGATCAATTGGACAATGTTTTATAAATGGTGCTTGAACTTCTTTAAACATACTTCTTAATTTTTCTTCGGTTGCTCTTGTCATGACAGGGGCTGGTTGTCCATTTATATGATTTGTAATATGTGGAATATGTTCATAATATTTGTTTAATTTTAAACGTTTTAATATTTCTTTCATTTTTGTATGTGTAATTTTCATTACATTTTTGACTCTTTCTTTTTTCAATTCTAATAAAATTCTATCATATACTTCATCCGGTATATCCGTGGTTTCTTTTGCTTGAAATTGCGCTAACCATTCATTAAAATGATTAATTCTTTTATATGAATAATATGATCCACTATCATGAGGCATATCTTTATACGATGGTTTATTTGCATCAATAAGTACAACATCCATGCGACCACATATTGGATTTTGACATACAAACGTGGCATCATTACTAAATAACATTCGTTCTTTACCACAATCTGGACACAAGTATTCCATTCCATCAGTTATCGTATCCGATTCTGAATTTTTTTTTACATTAGATGAAAATGGAACATACAATGGATCTGTTCTTTGTAAATATTTATCAAGTAATACGTGTCTAGATAAATATTTATCTTCATCTTCATCTTCATCTTCATCTTCATCTTCATCTTCATCTTCATCTTCATCTTCATCTTCATTTTCATTATTACATTCATCTTCAACTTCAACTTCATCTTCCACTTCTATTTCATTATGTTTCGTAAAAAAATCAATTACACTCGGACGTCTATTTTCAGATACGGATTCGGCTGTACGTTTTCTTTTTGAATCATCTCCTCTTGATATAATTTCAATATTATCATAATATTGACATAAAATATCACCTGTTAATAAATAATATTCAACATATGGATCATGTAACTCTTGCTCATTTATATCTGTTTTTAATTTAGATCCTTTATCTTCTAATTGATATTGTAATATTATTTCATCATGTGTTTTCATTTTAAGAGGTTTTTTTAGTGCAACTTCTATTTCATTCTCAATATTTTCTAATTCTTTTTTCATTTTAATTAAATTCGAATAATTTTGTTTAATATTTTCAATTTTAGCATGATGTAAAGAATCAAGAGTTGTCATTTAATGTTTTATAATAAGTATAATATAGCATTTATCTATATATTAACTACTTCTAAATCATTAATATCTAATTCTTTTAAATCAGTTGAATAGGCATATACTGTTTTTTGTGGTATAATTTCATCTCGTAACGTATCTCCCAAAGAATCGGTATTTATCCATTGAACTCGTTTTGTAGGTGTTGGTGATACAGAATATAAATTACCTTTTTGCGTTTGTGAAAAAATTGGTTTACGTTTTAACGTTTTACCTATTTTTATTTTTCCAAAAAAATCACGTTTTATATTTAGTAATAGTTCTTGATTCGTGATATTATTTTCAAGTTTTTTTGGAAATAGATTTGTATACAGCTGAGGAGATTCTGCAAATAAATCGCTAAATGCAATTTTAATAGTAGGATCACTAATATTATATCTAGTACAATATTGTTTTAATGCACTATAATATATATTTAATTCATCTTGTGTAAAATTATCTGTTCCTCCCCCTTCTGTTTTATGAACATTATCATTATCAATTTCTTTTTTTGAAATTCGAATTTGAGTTTTATTTGATATATCAAGAGGTTGAGGACTAATTGTAATCGTTTTTGTATGTTCGTTTACTTCTTTGGCGTCGTCTTCTTTTATTTCTTCTTTGTCTTTTATTTCTTCTTTGTCGTCTTCTTTTATTTCTTCTTTGTCGTCTTCTTTTATTTCTTCTTTGTCGTCTTCTTTTATTTCTTCTTTGTCTTCTTCTGTGTCGTATTCTTTTATTTCTTTCTTTTTTTTTTTTTCTCCCCCATGTTTCTCTCTTTTTTTCTTTTTTAAGGGTGATGGTGTTTTGATTTGTATACGTTTTATTAATTTATATTTTGATAATTCCGATTTTGATAATTTAGATTTGTTGGATATCTTATCAGAAATAGAATCTTTTTTATTAATTTTAATATATTTATCGGTTGTCTTTTTTTTTGGAGTGCTTCCGATAAGTTTTGTAACAGATACTTTAATTGGTACTGGATTTAATGTGCGTTTAGAAGACGGATACTGTTTTTGCCGAGAACTTTGCTTATTTTTTTTACTTCTACCAACATCTTTTATATTAATTGTCTTAAACTTCATACTAAAATTTGTATTTAATAAATTCTAGTATATTAATTATTAAAATATACGCACTTTTTTATGAATCAAACAAAATTAATTCCAATTGAATTTCAATTAAAGCAATTGCGTAATTCATATATTCGTGATAAAAACAAGAAACAATTTATTGATATTATAAAGGATAATACGTATATTATAATAACATTAGTATGTATTTCATTTATTTGTGGAATTTTATATTTAAAATATAAAGATAAACAACTGAAAAAAAAAATGTATAATAATGTCATAGAACAATCAGATAAAAACAATAAGAATGACTTACCTTTCTACATTAGCGCAAGCAACCTCGAACGCTATAAAAGCTGCTCAGACTGAGTTTTCTAAAAATATAACTGTAAATAATACAGACTCGAGTACTATCACGCCAACAACTTATTCAAGCTTTAATCCAAAATGTCCTATACCTATGAGAATGAAAATATTAAATGATCCTAATTTATTAAAAACACATAGAGAAACATATTTAAATATAAAATAATTAAATTAATTAAAATCATTTTTTAATTTATACGATGAATAAAAATGAAATTGGAATAAAATTAATGTCACCTGTAATTCATGAAAATATATCTAATATGAGAGTATACTTGCGAACACAAGATTTGATAAATATAAATATATCCTATGGGATAAAACATCTTATATTAAATAAACTTAAAACGACTCATGAAAAGGTGTGTACAAAAGATGGTTTCGTACTTCAAATTGATGAAACTGATTTAAAATATTCTGTTGGAACTGTACCTTTTGAACATTTTAATGGACATTTTTTATATAATGTACTGTTTAAAACAAAAGTGTGTAATCCATGTGTTAACCAAGAAATTCCAGTTGTATTAAAAAGTTTTAACAAAATTGGATTTATGTGTCAATATTTTCCATTTGAAGAACAAAGTGAAGAACAAAGTGAAGAACAAAGTGAAGAACAAAGCGAAGAACAAAGCGACGAACAAAGCGACGAAATTAGTGATAAACTCGACGTTGTATCTTCCAATATTTATGCAAAATATAATCGTTTATCAAATTGTATTATTATTTTGATACCAAAAGCATTAAATCTTACGAATCCAATTTCCAAAGAGATTTATTTAAAAGCAGAATCACATCTAAAATCAAATGATACTTTAAAACTGAAATTGCATATAAAAATATTACAAAAACGGTTTGATATAAATGATAAACAAATAACAACCGTCGGAATGCTTGTTCCAGTTCCAAAACAGAATTAAGAAAAAAAAAGATTTAATAAAATACATACTATTAATTTATTTATTAAATATGAAAACATCTGCGCTTGCATTCTGTGATCAGAGTGTTGAGCAAATTGTTGATCATTCTACAAAAAAATCTATATTAGATACTGTAAGAATGTGTACAACTCGTCCATTAATTCCTAAAAAATGTATATTATTAAAAAACTTAAAAGATTTTGATACTCTTATTGAAAAACCACATCTTGTATCCTTAATTCATACTGGAATTCCATATTGGTTACTTTTAACAGAATATAATGGAATAAGACAATGTGTTTTAATTGAAAGAAGAATTAAACCCGGATATCCATTTTCCAAAATGTTACTTCCCGATTTTAATTTTTCACCAGAAGTATTTGAGAATACTTTATTTCAATGTGAAGTCATTATAGATATCACGGATACAGAATCTGGAAAATATGTTATATTAATTGATGATTTAATAGCATATCGTGGAAAAAATATGATAACTCAATTAACCTCCTATTCTACTCGATATGCAAAATTACAGTCTATTTTTAATGAGCATTATACCGAAGATATAATGCGTCAGCCATGTTCTTTACAGATTAAAAAAATGTTTGAAATTAATCAATTAAAACAATTAATTAATTTTTCAAAATCCTTACCATATTCAATAAAAGGTATTCGTTTTACAAATGTAAATGAAACTACCGAACATTTTATTTGGTTCGTTGATTTAAAACAAATTTCAATAAAACAATTAAATACACATGAAGAATTAAAATGGCTTCATGAATGGTTAAGAACACAAAACGAAAGGTTAGAATGGATATTTGAAATCGAAATAATTACACGAACCATGTATATTTTAGTAGATGGTATATTACAACAATTTGGATTGATTGATAATATCATTTATGATGAACAATTGATTTTATCTGAACCAAATTTAATATCAAAACCACCTCGTATTCGAGTATTATGTGCATATAATGTTACAACAACAAAATGGAATATAATTTGTGAAACACAATCTCCGATAACAGAATTACACAGAAAAGATATTTATAATAACGGAAGAAAAGGAAACGGAAACGGAAAAGGAAAAGGAAAAGGAAAAGGAAAAGGAAACGGAAAAGGAAAAGGAAAAGGCGGTAACAGAGGAAAAGGTAGAAAGGGTGATGGAAAAGGTAGTATAAAAGGTGGAAAAGGAGGTGGAAAAGAAAATATATAAAAAATTTATTTTATATATGTAAGAAAAAAAATGTTTGTTGTTCTTATTCTCATTTTATTAATACTACTATTTTGTGTATATTTATATAAAAATTCTACTAAAATTGAAAGTTTTGTATGTAATATCGTCTATCCAAGTGGTCAAATCTTATCAGAAAATCTACGAACCAATAGTCATAAATTATATCCTATTGAAAATATAAATAATACTGCTTGTGATTTAACACTTACAGATGGAGTTTATTGGGGAACAGCGAGTCAACTTCTTATTCCAACGAATATTACCGGTATTTTTAATGATGTAACTACTTCTGCGATTCAAATCGCAGATCCACAGAATCCCATCGTGGATTTGAATTCATCGGAATCAAGTTTTTGGATATTTTTTGGTATAACAGATAAAACAACAGGAACAATTCCTCCTATAATAATTTTAAATATGGTTGGATATACTCTTAATTATGGTGAACAATCCTTTGATGATACAACAAAACAATGTAAAACAATTTCTATTGAAATTATAAAATCGAATATGCCTTTTATTCTTGAGATCGTTCAATATATGAACGATAATGATTTTGCATCATTATGGAATATGGGAGATATTCAATCTACGAGTACATTTTCAATAACGAATATTCAAATGACAATTCCGACCGAAAATCCGACGAGTGACACTGTCGCTGGGATATATAATAAAAATAATTCTGAATTAAATATTTATCCTAATTTGAATATATATAATGGTGCACACAAATTTAATGGAAATGGAAATCGAAAACATACGGGTTCTTTAAAATGTTCTAATTTAGAAATTGGAACAGTCGGAACAGCGAATCCCATATTAACTCAAAGTAAATCCATAAATTTTACTACAAATAATACTGAAAATACAAATACACAATTGAAAACAAATTTATCTCAATTAAAACAAATGATTGAGCAAACTGTAAATATATATAATTTTGTACCTTCTTCGAATCAAATAACAATTAATAACACTCGATTAAATGTTGAAAATTTAGCAGGTAAAAATGCTTCGACTGTAAATAATTTAAATGTTAAAAAAGGTAACATAACAAATACAACTGTTAATAATAATACTTTAAATATGTCTGATACTTGGAAAATAAAAACGAATTCTTATAATAATAATATTATATTTCATAAAGGATACTGGAACCATTTTACGTTTACTCCATCGACTGGTAAATCATTATCTATCACAGGAGATGGAATAACAGGTATAACAGATGATAATCTTTTTAAATCAACTCAATTTGGATTACTTGATAGTGCTAAAAGAGATATTCAATTTAAAAATTATCCTGAAACAAAAATCACCTGAATAATTTGAGTTCGACCATTTATATTATCTCCGGCAAGAGCGTAATTAGTAGTATATTAATCGAAAATAGACTTATCTTATTTCAAGTTCGTTTCTCTTGTTTCGATCATATTTAGTATTTCATCTTTAATAATAGGAACTTGTTTTTCAATATATTTGTTTTGATGGGGATGAAGTACAACCAAATACATTTTTAAAATTTTTTTATCATAGTGCGTTTCTAAAATCCATCTATACATATTTAATTGCATTGTATACTGCCAAAATTTACAATCCGGAATTAATGATAATGGTTGTTTACCATGTTTAAATCCTGTATCTGGTAATTTCTTACATCGTTTCCAATCTACAATAATTAAATTTTTTGTATCATCTTCCGATGTTTGATATATCATATCAATACTACCAGATAATTTACGAGGTTCATCGTATACACACCACTCAGATCGATATGGAATCCAACCTCGTTTTTTTGTTATGTCATCGTATGGTTTAAATAATCGATTATACTCATCTGGAATATCTGCAGAAGGTAAATCCCATTTATTATAATAATGTTCAATAAAAAGATGTAATAACGTTCCTAACGTAGATGCTGATTCCCCGTTATCAAGCCATTTTTGTTTAATTTCATCATCTGTCATATTAAAATATTGATTTTGAGAATTCCATTTAGAGCTATTTTTCATGTTTTTTATGACAACATCCGGTTCAAAGGTTTCAAAAAAAGTATGTACAAATGTTGTTACAGATACATACGATGTATCTCCCTTAACATTATATATATGACCTTCTTCAAAAAATTCAATGAATTTATCTCTTTCGTGTGGATTTGTAAATATAAGAGAAGATGCAGGTAATTTCATATATTTTAATTAACTAATTATTATATGTATTTTTTTCTTTATTTTTCTTTATTATTTTAAAAAAACTCTTTCTATTTATTATTATCACTTGCGATGTATTGATTTATCGTTCAGTTGGTTGTTTATACGGTTCATTTAATAAGTTATATAATTCCTGTTCGGATTTTAATGGAATTATTTTATCAGAAGATAAATCAAATAATCCATATTCATTTAGTTTCATATTTTTAGTTTTACACAACTTTCGTAATCTAAGATTTTCTTGTTTTGAGCCTGTAAAATATAACATTGCTGGAATATATTCGTCATCTGAAACACATCGTATATCAATGCGACATACATGGGCTCTGTCATCAAGATGTGCAAAACCCATATATTTTGTTTTGGTTAATGAGATAAGATCATCTACTAATATATCTTTCTTTTTTAAAAGTGTAACACACGATTTTAAACACGATGATTTTTCAGATTTATTACCACAACATAATAAAATATCAATATCACCGGAAGTTAACGCTCCTCGACGATACGATCCACAAACAATTGTTTTTATTTCTGGTAAAATAGTAACAAGTTGTAAAATAAAAAGATCAATATGTTTTCTTTCGATTCGATGTTGTAAATCATAATAATGTTTTAGCCCTAACAATTGGTGATTTGTCAATCGAATTGAGGGTGATGTGTTTGATGTATTATTTAATAGAGAATCTAATGTTAATCCATGTGACAGAATTTCCTTCACTTTTGAAGGGCCGAACCCCGTAACAGATAATAAACGATTTTCTTCTGTTACATCGTTAACATTAATATTTGCTAATTCAGTTAATGTTCCTGTCTCAATCATTTCTTCAATACGCTGAAGTGTTTTTTTCCCAAGTTCAGGTATAGACGATAACTCTGTAATATTTGTAATAACTGTATTCGGAGTATGTTCTATTTGCCAAATACGTAATTGACATAATAATGAATTATAATACCGTATTTTAAATAATATACTGGAAAGTTTTTCATTCTTTTTTAAGTTTTGTTTTTGGATAGATAATAAAGATTCAAATATAAGAATGATATTATTGATTGTAATACCTGTCATTTAAATATTAATAATCTAAATATAATCATATCTTTAATATTTTTTTTTAAATTATACACCAATTTTTAGTTGCATAAAATTCTCAAGTGTATTTTCTTTTGTTTGACGTTTCATACGTTTTAAACGTAATTCAGTAGATGCTTTTTGAATACGCTTTGAATCTAATGGCACATCGCTATTGTTATTTTTCGAAGGATATACGTTGCTTGGTATACTTTCTTCTGTTATCGTAAAAATAGGATTTATTGGATTTACTGTCATTTTGATTTGTATATTTGGTTGTTTAATAAATTCTCTATATTTAAGTATTGTATATGGCCCTCCAAACATACTTAATGACTCTCTCGGTGGCGCTAATTTGATTCGATATGTTTTTTCAGATGAAGCAAAGACGACGTTATGTAACATTGTATATTGTTTCCAAATATCACCATATCTATGACCAGATTCAAAATTATAAGCAGCAGCGCATTCGGGACTACAAAATGTTCCGATTGTAGTATACTTATTATCATCGCATGTTTTATTTATTGGCAATGCAACAGTATTCGTTTTATATGGATGACAACACCACCAACAACACGAATCGTCATATGTTCGTGGTGTTACAACTGAACAGAGGGATGTGGATATATTTGTTATATTTTTTTCGATATTACAAGGCCTCCTCGTATTATTATTAGATTCTGTATTTTCATAATCAGTTTCGAGTGTAAATGGGATTGAATCACTACTATGACTCTCATATGGATGTGGTATGTCTAAATTTGGGGTATATGCTAATGGCTCTGTTAAACTATTCTCTCGGTGTTTAATGTTGTTAAAATTCGGCTCATTTAATTGTGATGATGATTCTTCTGTAATTGGAATTTGTAAATGTAAAATAAGTGGAGTATCATCTTTTTCTTTTATATTAGTAGAGGATATAACACCAAAATTAAATGAAGATAAATTACTATTCGCTTCACTGCTCGTAACAGCTGAAACTTTTTTTCGTTGTTTTTTGGGTTTATAGGGCATCGTAGGTTATAAAATTACACAAAAATAAATACAGTTAATGCATATAATTTATTAGACACTCTTTAATTTAAATTATTAAAATGAAACTACAATTTACATCATTAACTATATTTTGGATTGGATTATTAATAACAACTATAGGATATGTAAGGTTTTCAAATGCAATTACAAATGAAAATAGTATATTACGTGATAAAGTAAAAGAATTACAAGTATTATTGATGCGTAGGAATTATGTATTACCAAAATTTGGTGCAGATGGTAAATATGGGCCAGAAACAATGAACGCTGTGAAAGCATTTCAAAGAGATTATATGGGTAATGTTACCGGGTTAGTAACATCAAATATGCTGAATTTATTAGAGAATCGTAATAATATTAATAAAAAACCAGAATTAAACAACCCTTCTTCTTTAATAAATTAAAAAGAAGAATATGGTTTCCCAAAATCAACGACGACTTCATCTAATTTTAAATCAGTTCCAAGAATAGAGTTTGATAAATCAGAAGATGAATCCTCTTTTTTTAAAATAGAGGATGATAAATCTTTTAAAGAACCCGACACGGTCGGAGCAGAAGTGGTCGTCGAAAAAGGGGTCGAAGAAGACGAAGCGGTTCGAGAACAGTTTGACAATGAAGAAGTATTAGGAGATGAAGACGTATTTGAAGAAGACGAAGCGGTTCGAGAACAGTTTGACAATGAAGAAGTATTAGGAGATGAAGACGTATTTGAAGATGGAGAATTCAATGGAGAAGTCAACATGTTTGAAGATGGAGAATTCAATGGAGAAGTCAACATGTTTGAAGATGGAGAATTCAATGGAGAA